TGGCCACTGATCTGCAGGTCCAAGGCTATGAAGACATCAATAAAACCCTACAAGGTGTAGCAGGTGGTGCAGAAGCCGCTGGACAAACATTACTGATGATTCCTCATCCAGCAGCTAGGGTAGCTGGCGGTTTATTGATGTTAGGTGGTGCACTTACTAGTTTCCTTAGTAGCAAAACAACAGAATATTTCACTGAAAAAACTAGGATACTTGGTGCAGAAGTAGAAAAAACCTATAACAGTTTCATGCAGGCAGCCGCTGCCGGCGCATTATATGCGGGTGGAGTCACTGAACTAAGAAAGATAGCACTGCAATCTGGACTAACCCAAGAACAGTTTACCAAAGTTATTTCCGATAGCAGACACCAGCTAGCAGAAGCTGGTTATGGTATATCAGAAGGCACAAGGATCGTTGGTAGAGTCACACAGCGATTCGCCACCGACATCGGTAAAAGTGGAAAAACCCTACAGCGTGAAATGCTCAATCTTGGATTCAGCATCGATGATCAAGCTACCCTGGTTGCTGAAACACTTGCTAACATCAGACGTGTCGGTGGAGACCCAAACGATGCCCGGGCAGTAGCGACCGCAACTGCTGAGTATGCAAAAAATCTAAGATTGATTGCAGAACTCACCGGTGATGACGCTAAAAAACGCATGGCAGATGCCAAAGGCGTTACAGATGAATACAGCTTCCAAAAGAAATTCCTACGTGAACACAATGGGGATATGCAAGCCCTACAAGATGCCCAGGCTGCTATTAGTTTGTTGACCATAGATCAGCAACGAGCAGTGCATCAGGCCTATGTCAGAGGAGCGGTTACAAATATTCCTTCGATCATAGCAGGCTTCCGCGACCCTGCATTAGCACTAGCAAATACCTTACATCAAACTAAATTTAATGCGTCTGAGTTCCAAAATATTACTGCTCAATACAATAACACGGTCCTAACTGAAAATGATGCTAGGAAAGAAGCCATTGCCAGCAGCACGGTCCTAGTAGGCAAGAATGGAGAACTGTCTAAGGCCTTAGGTGATTCAATGAACAATGCTAGGGCATTTAATACCGAAAGCCTGGCTAGATCTCGCACAGAACTAAACAAAGCCGCCGCTACCCCTGACACATTTACGGGCAGCCTCAACGACAGCGTAATAGCACTACAAAACATGCGTAATACGATACAAACGGATCTAACTGGTGCTATCATGAAGTTTGCAGATGGTGTGCCAAAGATACTAGCAGACTTCCGCAAAAAACTAGTTGAAGTTGGGATCCTTGACGAAAAGAGCACATACACCCCAGGCCCTGGTCAACTATTCCAAAAAAGAACAGACGAAAGCACTGAGGACTATAACAAGCGCACATTTGAATTGAACAGAACGCAAGACATGTTGTCTAAGATGGGCAAGGCCCGCGGTGGTATTTCAGATGGCCCATTGAGCGGATATGGTGAAATCCTACATGGTAGAGAAGCAGTAGTGCCACTACCAAGCGGAGATCAAATACCAGTTGAATTTAAAAATGCTCCAAGTCAATTGGGCGACATGCAAGACCTAGTATCCGAAATCAAACATGGCAATCATTCGATGACTGCTAAACTCGACTCAATTCTCGCAGTCATGCAGCAAAATAACAAACTAACCTCAGGAATTTTACAGCACACTATGTAAGCTGATAAATACTGCATCGAGGATACTTAAACATGGCATGGAAAAAATACTTTAAAACCGCTAATCCGAATGTCGCTGGGCAGATGAGCCCAATCAGCGGTGGCAACAGCACACTACCCGACGCAGGCTATCGCAACTTTGCTAGCCAACTGCCAGAAGTCTACATCGGACACCCAAATCGCACAGAACGCTACAATCAATATGAACAGATGGACATGGATTCGGAAGTCAATGCCGCTTTAGATATTATCGCAGAATTCAGCACACAGACCAATAACGAAAATGGCACAGGCTTTGACTTGTTCTTCAAAGAAGATCCCACAGACAACGAAGTCAAGATCATCCGTGAACAGTTACAACAATGGGTTAGCCTAAACGATCTTAACAAACGCCTATTCAAACTATTCCGTAATACGATCAAGTATGGCGATCAGGTATTCCTGCGTGATCCAGAAACATTTAAACTATATTGGACGGAAATGTTCAAAGTAGTCAAGGTAATCGTAAACGAAGCCGAAGGCAAAAAGCCTGAGCAATATGTGATCAAAGACCTTAATATCAATTTTCAAAACCTAACAGCCACAGCTTTAAGTTCTAGTGATACATTTATCAATCACCCACAAGTAGGTGGACCCAGCGGCAGTTATGTGCAACCGCAGACTCCTTATAGTGGCGGTAGTCGTTTTAGTCACGCACAGAACGAAGCTGTGATCGATGCTGAACACGTGGTGCATATTAGCCTAACAGAAGGTCTAGATCTTAACTGGCCATTTGGTAATTCAGTCTTAGAAAGCATTTTTAAAATATTCAAGCAAAAAGAACTCCTAGAAGATGCTATATTGATCTATCGCATACAGCGTGCTCCAGAACGCCGTATCTTTAAGATTGACGTAGGTAACATGCCCACACACTTGGCCATGGCCTATGTTGACCGTATCAAAAACGAAATACATCAACGCCGTATTCCCACACAGACCGGAGGCGGACAAAACATGATGGATGCCACATATAATCCATTAAGCACCAATGAAGACTATTTCTTTCCAGTAACAGCTGAAGGACGTGGATCCAGTGTTGAAGTTTTCCCAGGCGGACAGAATCTAGGTGAGATCACTGACCTACGCTACTTTACCAACAAGATGTTCCGTGGTCTACGTATTCCCAGCAGTTACTTGCCCACAGACAATGAGGGAGAAAGCGAACGTGCATTCAGCGATGGTAAGACCACCACAGCACTGATCCAAGAGTGGCGCTTTAATCAATACTGTATGCGTCTGCAGAAGATGATCGCAGAAAAGCTAGATCAAGAATTCAAGATGTTTATGCGCTGGAGAGGCATCAATATCGACAACAGCCTGTTTGAATTACGTTTTAATGAACCACAAAACTTTGCCAAATATCGACAAGCTGAAGTTGACGCTGTGCGCATACAGGCTTACACACAGCTAGAACCAGTTCCTTACTTGAGCAAGCGTTTCCTACTAGAACGTTATCTAGATCTCAGCGAAGAAGAAATGACACGCAATGATGAACTATGGGCAGAAGAAAACGGCAAGGTGCAGGACACTGAAGCACCAGAAGCGGGCCTACGTTCAGTAGGTGTCAGCACATCGGGCATACAGCAAGATCTAGACACACTAGGCCCAGAGGCAGGTGTGCCAGGAGCCGCACCCGGAACCACACCCGGAGCCAGCCCAGACACCGTAGGTGCACCAGGTGGAGCAGCTATGCAACCAGGTGGCAGCCTTGGATTGTAGGCATTTTGGTAAATAATCATATGAACCTATTTGAAGTATTTGAAGAAGCACCCACTGGCTATCGCACCGAAAAGGACGATAACACAGCTCTCAAGCTCAGCGACCTACGTAAGACTAAACTTACGCTAAAACAGCTGAATCGCCTACGTGTGATGAATGATGTGCGTAAACTAGAACACGAACAGAAATTAGAAACAGTGCAAGATCAATACAAAGCTCCACCAGCAGCCGCTCCGGTGATGTAATTATCCGCCAAAACGATTCAAAAACATAGCATTTAACCCCTTTTTTCAATTTATTATGTAAATATATAAACATAATACATTTCAATTGAGTATTAGTCCGGATTTAATATTAATTTTTAAGGAGTTCATAATGAACAACAAATACGAACAATTAGTCGAATTCATCATCAACGATGAAACAGACAAAGCTCGTGAATTATTCCACGAAATCGTCGTGCAAAAATCACGCGATATCTATGAAAATCTAGTAGCTGAAGAAGACCTTGATGAAGTAGGCGGCAATGAAGTTGAAGAACTAGTAGACGAAATCAGCCTAGATGAAGAAGGTATTTCTGAAGAAGAAGACGAAGCTGATGCAGAAGAGCTAGCTGGTGAAGAAGAAGTTGAGCTTGGTGCTGAAGACAGCGAAGAAGACGTTGAAGCACGTGTAGACGACTTAGAAGCAGCACTTGACGAATTAAAAGCTGAATTTGACGCACTAATGGCTGGCGAAGAGCATGAAGAAGAAGCTATGCCAGGCATCCATGGTGACGAAGGTTCTGAAGAAAGCCCAGAAGAATTCTATGAAGCTGAGCACAAAGACGAAGAAGAACTTGATGAAGCTAAAGAAGAAGACGAAGAAGCAGAAGAAGTTGACGAAACAATCGTTCGTGAATATGTTGAAAAAGTAGCTACACCAGCAAACACAGAAGGTGCAGCAGTTGGTACAGGTAAAAGCGTAGCGATCAATAAAAAATCAACAGTAGCTGGTAAAAATGACATGGGTGGCAAGGCAGTTAACGTAACAGCTGGTGGTACAGCTAATCAAGACGGTAATAGTCCTGCAGCTAGCGAAAAACCAAAAGGTCAGTTAGTTAATGATCCATTAAACAAACCAGGTGCTAATGCTGGTAAAGCATTTGCAAACAAAGAAACAGCAGTAAACAAAGAAGAAGGCGCAGTTAATAAAACTAGCCCACTAGCAAAATAATTAGGAAACCATAGCAATGGCTTTATATCTTAAAGAGAACTTGACATTTGACGCAGCCCGCATGGAAGTTATCACTGAAGGCACAGCTGACGGCAAAGGTAAGAATCTTTACATGAAAGGTATATTCATCCAAGGTGGCGTTAAAAACCACAATGAGCGTGTATATCCTGTAAATGAGATTGAAAAAGCCGTTAGCACACTAAATGAACAAATCAAGGGTGGCTACAGCGTTTTAGGCGAAGTAGATCACCCTGATGATTTGAAAATCAATTTAGATCGCGTTTCACATCTGATAACAGACATGTGGATGGATGGTCCTAATGGTTTTGGTAAATTAAAGGTTCTTCCTACTCCAATGGGATTGTTGGTAA